TAGTGCTTTTTTTAGTTGTTGATTTTTGCAAAATGTTGAAAATTCAAGTTGAACATACTCTAAATCTTCTAAATCTGCTCTATATGCTTCACGTAATTGTTCTTTTACAGAAACTTTAAGTACTTCATTGTCCAACTTTTTCATTTCAACTTTTAAGATGTCCATTGAAATGGTTGTATGGTATTTTTCGTAGTAATTTAAAATTTCATTTATTACCCATTTGTGAGCAGGGTTTGAAAAATATTCATCACTCAATACATCATTGATATTCTGTAAGAATTCTTTATGTGTTAATAGTGAAGAAATCACTTTCATCTGGAAAGATGGGCCATATTCGTCAATTGATTGGAGTGTCAAAACTTTAAATTTTTAATTGTTAATAACTTTTATTTGTAAATCTAATAACTTATTGTTGATTTTCCAACAATTCTTTAAAAATATCACGAACCCAAAAATCTGTGTTTCTGATTAAATTTCCAATTTGATCTTCTTCACACATTTTAACAAATTCTTCAGGATGAAATTCTAATTCTTTATTTTCTACGAAATTGTCTACATATTCTTTATCTTTATCTGTCATCATGGGGTTGGATAAATCCATTACTCGATATTTATTTTCTAAACCTTCTATGTCATGTAATACTCTTGCATATACAACATGTTCTTTTAATTTTTGTTCAGATAAATTGATAATATCTTCCAAAGATAGGTTTTGGGTTGCAAGTTCGGGAAATTTTTTAAATAATCCTTTTGAACCTAAACCTTTAATACCTGTAATTCCATCTGAATTATCCCCCATTAGTAATTTGTATAGGAGAAAATTTTCAGGGGATACATTAAATTTTTCTTTTACAGTGTCTTCGGTATAATATTCCTTTTCAATTGGACGATAAACGATTACTTGCTGTGAAATCAATTGTAAATAATCTTTATCACTAGATACTATGAATACTCTATCTTCGGGTTTTGTAGGTAATGTACTACTTAAATATGCAATGATATCATCTGCTTCTACTCTACTTAAAGATATTGTTTTAACAGGTAGGGTTTGCAAGTATTGAATAATTCGAACAATTTGATCTACCTTTGAATCATCTTCATCTTCCAAATTATCAAACAATTCATGTTTTGTAACTCGAGTTATATTCCTTGCAGATTTATATTCTGGTATAATATTTTTTCTATTATTAGATGAACCGGGTCCATCAAATACCATATAAACTTGGGTTGGTTGAATTGTTCGAATTAAAGCACCCAATGAGCGAAAAAAACCTCCTAGACCCCCTATATGAACTCCATTTGAATTTACAGTATTTATAGCACTAAAATTTCTAAAAAACAAATTAAGTCCATCTATTAAAAGATATCGTTCAGATATTGGCAATTCTTCTCCTTTTTCTTGTATATTGTTAAGGAGGTCTAAAAGGTTTTTTTTCATATAAAATTTTAAATTAAATCTTCGGGTTCAAATAAGTCTGATATATCTCCTTTTTCTTCCCATTCTGAGTTATCCTCAATTACTTTGTAATCTCCTTTACCTAATATGTTAGCCCATTCAATAGCATGTGATTTTTTATATTTGTCAATTGCTGAGGGAGTATCTGGAATGAATCCGTGTACTGTACTAATGATGGTTCCCATGGTTGTAATTCCATTAATATGATTTTTATCACATGCAATTTTAGTACGTAAAGCAAATTCAACTTTTTTCTTTTCTTTAGTAGCACTAATTTTAGATGTGCCTGCATTTGTAACATTACCGAATGTTAAACAAAGTGAAACATCATAGTAAAATGTATCCCCACCTTTATTTGTCATTCTAGGTTGTGACATTGGAGTTAAAGCCGGAGCAACACCTACTTTGTTTACAATAAATAAAGTATTCGTGTATTTTGAGCTTTCCTTACGAGACATTACAATTTGCTGGTTAATAAAATTACCGAATTGAGTTGCGATAGCTCCTGCGTTCCACATTGGGTTGTTTGAACCTTTTTCAATGCTCATATCACATGGAATTGAACCAACTGAATCCCACAGAAATAATAGATCATATGGTAGATTACCTTTTTTCTGTTCAGTTAACATATCAATGATAAAAGAGGCAATATCTTCAATTGAATTTAAAGTACTTCTATCTCTATAGATAAAAAAACCAGTTTGATCTACAATTTCTCCTGTATCTGTATCAACTACATCATCGATTTCAAATCCCATTGTTTTCCAGTGATTCCAATCATGTTTCATTTCAGTGATAATCAATACAGGCAATACTCCCATTTTTTGAGCATTTACTGCTACTTCAATAGTCATAGTAGACTTACCTGTATTGGATTTTCCACGAACCATAGAGTTATGACCCATAGGAATACCAGGGATAGATAATGCCTCTTGTAAAGCAGGTGAAAATGGAATCCATTGTTGTGGTTTAAATTTAATATTGGATGCTAAACCTTTATTTGCTTTAAATTTATCTAAACTAAAGGCGGTTTTCAGTTCTTTATCCGCCGCCTCTGTTAGCGATTTTCTTATTGTTTTAGCCATAACTTATTTTAGTTAATTAAAATGGTACATCATCATCTTCAAACAAATCATCAAATTGATCTGATTTTGATTTTTTAGCTGCTGGTTTTGAAGATAAACTGTAATTTGTTTTTGGTTCTTCTTTAGTTTCTGCTACTTCTAATTTTCCATCAGATGCAATAAATTCTTCATCTTCTTCAGGGTTTAACCATTCTTGGAGTGCTTGTTTAATAGTATCAAATGGAAGTGGTTTATACATATCTTTTGGATTTTCTTGTTCCTCTAGCCATTTTTCTATTAAACTTGAATCATTTGAAAGTGGAGATGTTTTCATTGATGGAGCAATAGTAGTTTTATTGTAAGCAGTTCCAGTTGATTCAGGTCCTACTGTTACCAATTTGATATCTCTACCAGACATGATATCTGAAAAATCCCCTACTTCCTCATCTGCCGCCATTTGTAAAAATGCCTCGTAAATTTCTTTACCAAATTCCCACAATTGAACACCTTCAGATTCTTCACCACGTATAATTACAGGAGCAAAAATACGAGTTTTAGGATCTAATTTTTTAGCCAAACGCCAATTTTCCTTATCGTTTGTACCACGTAGTTGTTTTCCAAATTCAGCAATTGGATCCTTTTCACCCCAATTTAAAGGTGAGGCAATTACTTTTTTACTGCCAATACCATAATAGAATTTCATTTCCGTAAATGGAAATTCCTTATTGAATTTAAACGGTACAACTCTTACCGTTTGTTTGCCAATCGTTGGTTTAAAACGCTTGACGTTACTTGAATTGTTGTTAGATCCTCCATTTGAGGTCTTTTGCATAGATTCAAGTTTTTTCTTGATTGCATCTAGATTCATATATAACTTAATTTAATTGTTTACAACGTTTAATATAATAACCTTAATTTAAATAACCAAACTATAATTCAATTATTTTAAAAATCTTTGTATTTAATTGTTTAATCTCATTGTGTTGAGTTAACAATATACAATTTTTATAATGTTGCCAGTTTACTGGGTATTTTATATCTACTACTCCACTATTTAGTTTTTTGATTAATTCGTTTAATGCATTTATAGTGTAAAGTGTATTTGATTCTTTTTTTCTATGTACTAGAATAGTCTGTTCAGGAATATCATTAACATTTCCTTGATCAACATTGTATGTTACAACATATTCGTTATTGCTTTTAACATGCAATACAAACATCTTATTATACATTATAGAATATTTGCTAGATAATTCTGAAATAAGTCCATCCAACGCCTCTAAATCTGTAAAAGTACAAAATAATCTATTATTCATTAATGCAAAATCTGAGACTTGATTGTAGTCATATTGATCATACATATGGTAAGGTGAGGTCAAAATATTGTACATAACTTATTTTATATTGTTGTAGTTTGTGCCTTTTTTAATTTTAGTTTGTAAATTTTTAATTTTAAATACATTGATTATTTCTTGTAGTATATCTTGTTCATTTTCATCCATATCAAATAAAAATGAATCAAAAACATATAATACTAATTTAGTATTTTTCCCTCGTAATATTTTAAAAATATCCCATAATATAAGAATATTATTTGCGGTTTCCAAGTTTTGTAGTAAGTAATTTAAAAGTTTTTGTGGATTCATGTTTTCCATTTCACTTTTTATAAATTTATGGTCTGAAATAGGGCATTTAATATATCCTTGGGTTTCAAATTGTTTCCATAAATCATCTATGTATGTTTGTGTTTTTTTAAAGAATTCTATTTCTTTGTATTCTTTCCAAATTCCACCGTAAAGCTGCTTAAAGGTAATTTCTTTTGATTTGGCGTAATCAACTCCATACATTTGAGCGAAACTATTGTGAATATCCACATCACCGAAATCATAGTCCAATAAACTAGCAAGAAGGGTAGGATGGTAAGCACTAATATCCATTTCAATAAAAAGATCGTTACGCGGAATAAAACAGTTTCTTTCTCCATTGTCTTTATTTAAAGTTGAAAAATTAATTCCCCCAAATGCATTTGAAGGACGGGTTGTTAATGTATTTAAATTATATTGAGTGTATATAAACTCGTTTGCTTCTTTATCAAAGTACTGTTCAAATAACGATTGGTCTACTTTTATACCCGCTCGTTCTAGTTGATTGAACACAAGTGCTGCTTTGTTGTAAAACGGATTTATTTCACCTTTAAAGTTATTGTAATTTTGTTCACATGTCTCATAATGTTTTACAATCGGTACTATTGTATTTAATTTTTGTGTGTTTGGATATTTGTTGTAAATATGGTTGTGAGCAGGTGTTAATTGAGGTATATACGTATGAGGGGAGGGTGAGTGTTGGTAGCAATGCTTAATGCAAAAATAATGTAAAAATTCCTTTCTATCCCTTACATGTATATTTTCTATACTGTTTAGTACTTTTAAACAATCCTCTATTGTTGAATTTATGGTTTCACTGTGGTTTACAGGTATAATGTATCCTTTTGAATCATCTCTTGGACGAATGTATAGAGCACATATTTCATTTTCAATAGGATGTAAATTATGTGAAGTGGGAATTACCTCAACATAAGCTGCTTGATGTTTAATTTTAGATAAAATGTCTATGTGGTTAAGATCTTCTATAAGCCAATACATGCTTTAAGGATACAAACTATATTTTACAATTCCAAGTTTAAATTAGTAACTTCCACCACCTCCAGTATTACTAGAATTACTTCCATATGTTGGAGATGTTTTGGGAGTTGGAGAGGATGTTCCTTGATTAGATTGGGGTATAAATGAACCGGAAGGATTTATAACGGGAATAAGTACTTCATGAGGGGTTCTTGTGTGAGTTTTTCCTACCATAGGTATTCTTCCATTATGGATATGATAATATCCTATATAATTTTGGCCATTTTGGGTAGTAAATTCACCCCCAGAAGTATATAAAAAACCATCATTTGATTGTCTAGTAGTTGGTGTTTTTAAAGGTTTAACGTAACGAGAAAAACCTATCCACCCTAATTGATTTTCAAAATATGAAGTAAGAGGATATGATGTATTTGAAACAGTACTCCATTGTAAGGAAATTGGGGTATATAAATCCCAAGCAATTGTTCTATCTTGAGAAAATAATTTATTATAAGTTTCTTTATTGATTTCAATGTATCTATACTCGTTTCCTTTTTTGCAAAAATATCTTGTAATAGATCCTTGTTGGGTTTCTTGTAGAGTTAGAAATGGGGTGTAATATTGAGGGACAGAACGAACATTAATATTAGTAAGAATATTACTATCAGGTTGATAAATTTCTAATGGTTCAATTAATGCTAGTGATTGGGGATCATTAAATGTCTCACTTTTAATAGTAGATAATGGGGAAGAAATTAATAAAAAATTTGATCCATCTCCTGGAAATTTACCTGTATACTTTTTTCCTGAAGAAGTTTCATAATAATATCCTGAATATGCTTCTTGGGTAGAAGATATTATAAATTCAGCGGGATTAGTATATAAATTAGTTTTTATTTGAGACTTAGGGTAATACATTTGAATTATTTTCCATTAAAATCAATTAAATCTTTCATTTTACTTATTCCTTTTTTCCAAAAGTTATCAGGTAGATAATTATATCTACGAGTTAAATCGGCACATATTAAATCATCTATATTAGTCATTCCAGAATTATATTTTTGTTTTAAATTCTTAGCAAAAGCTTTGAAAAATTTACTTCCGTTCCACCATGCTCTATAATATAGAAATAAAAGTCTTCCATCATTTTTAATAATGTTGTATAAAGGATGAGATCCAAAATAAGTAATCATATTTTTCTCAAATCCCTTGTTAATTATTATTTGAGCATTATCCGCTAAAACTGTTCCTGAGGTGAATCCAGGATTATGGAGCCATCTCCAAGCAGGTGAAGATTTTTTAGGATATTGATTGATTTTCCAATTATATTTTCTTACAGTTTGGTTTTGTAGTTTATATGACCCATACCCAGATAATTTATCTACTTCAGCCCAAAATTTTATTCCTGCTGTTTTTATCGATGCAATAGAAGATTTTTCAGCAGCTCCATTTGGTCTATCTAGACCCCATAAAGTTTCTCCTGAATTTCCACTGGTAGGTCTGGAAGGTGTTCTATAGTCAAAACTAGAGTTAAAAGTTCCATCAGAATTCCAAGCATGGGTAGGATGAAAATATCCACCTTCTAATTTATTTATAACATATCCTATAGCTTTTGCATCAGTATTATCGGATGCTTTAACTATATTTTTCGGAGAACTACTTGGAGGAATTTCTTTACAATTATTAATCTTTCCAACAACTCCACCTCCTCCACCAGGTGTTGATGGAGCACTATTTAATATATTGGTTGGGGTGAAGGTTCTAATTGATTTTGTTGGATTTGAATTTGGTATAACTGTTGTTTCAATATCAGTTACCCAATCTTGTTTACTTATTTTATGAGATACTCCTGTTACAATTAAATCTAATTTATCTTGATATGCAGCAGGAAGGAAACTAGTATCAACTGTTAATTTATTATATATCTTTATGCCAGATAAACCATCCATGGTTAAACTCATTTTGAATGGAATAAACCCAATTATTCCTCCTCCTCCTGTTCCTGTTTCTTTAGCCATATAATATTTTAAATATTCATTAGCTACTGATATATTTCCATTTATTATGTCTTCTTTTAATTCTTCTCCAATTGTTGGGGGTATTACTGCAGGGTCTTCTTCAGTAAAAGTACCAAATCCATATCTATTTATTCCTTGGGATGTAGGAGGGGTAACAAATCTTGCTTCCCAGTTAGTAATGGCTTCATCTTTTAAACTTGTAGTTACTGCTTCCGCTGTTTCTTTATTTCCTGGGGTAAATTCAGTTTTATATTTGTCTACTAATCCATCATTCCATTTTGAGAATGCTGTGGCTTCTACTCCTTTTGTATAACCTCCAGCAGTTGCTCCAACTGTTACCATAGTAGCAAATTCTGGGGTAATTGCTGTTTTTAAACTTAAATTTCTAATAAAATTGGATATAGAAGATTTATTTTTTTCCCCATATCCATATAAATGGATTTTATAATCACTATGTTTTGTAGGTTTATTTCTTACAGTTCCTGGGATTGGGGTAGTATCTAATAATCTTACTATGTTAGTGGTTTCATCAATTACTGGTTCAAGATTATTTATTCCTCCTAAAGCTTTATTAATACCTGTACATAAATTATTCAAAAAATCATATATATTTACATCTCCATACTGGTCTTCTGATAAACTTTCAATTATAAAATCAAAATTTAGATATATATTCATGGTACGAGCCGAAAAACCCTTTTCTGCTAAATTAGCAGGCCAAGATGGGTCATCATTTGCTGTCCAAGTACTTAATCCACTAGCTACTTTTATATTATTTAAAAATGTATCATTTCTTACTATACATACTTTTGGATCAAATGAAATTTGACTATCAGGAATAGCAAACATTATATTTATTATACTACCTTCATCTATTTGAATATCAAATATTTGTGGATTATCATCATGGTTAGAAGATAATTTTACTCTAGGAAGAACATTTTTCTTTATATATTTTAATAAATAATTAAGTCTTAAGTAAAATTGAGGGACTTTTAAATCTAATTTAAAAGCATCGTTCGGTTCAGCATCTATAATAGGATTATCTATCGTTACTGTTCCAATTTGGGATATTGATTCTTTTATAAATACCTTATCTGGGGAACCCGGGTAGAAAAGAGAGTTATTAGAGTCACATCCTAATCGGGAATCATTAAATATATATTTTACCTCAGCATCAATTCCATTATTACCATCATTAGCTTGAAACTCTGGGAATTCACTTTTTGTTGAAGTGACATTTCCACTTGTGTAATATGTATTGAATTGATATGGTTTAAGAGGAAATTCACTTCCATTTGGAAGCTTAGCTATTCTGTTTGCAAATCCAGGATCTGTTGGTGAAGCGTTGAAATTTGCTGTGTTTTTATAAGCATTATTGGGATTTGCGATTGGGTAGTTAAGTTTTAAATCATCTGTTTTTGTAGGTGTATCATCAATGGGTAAAGGGGTAGATAAAGGAATACTATTAGTTGTATTTTTATTAAAATAGTCTTTTGGAAAATATAAATGTCTTATGTCTTCTAATGGAAAAGTAGAATTTCCCACACTATTTTTTAAATTTCCTACATTTCCATTAAATTCTTTTTTTGACCAGTCATAAATAAGGTAATCAAATATTTTTACTCTATTAGCAGGAGTATCATCTATTTGGGGTAAGCTAAATGCATTTGGTATATATTTCATTTTATACCAACCAAACCATCCCCACCATGGGTCGGGTGTTTTTACTGATTTATATATTCCTGGGGTTTGGGTATTTTGTTTATTTAATGGAGAGGAAAACACATAATCATACATAGCCCAATTAGGAAAGGAAAAAGGCCCATATGTAATATCTACGCTATTTTTATTTATAAAATCGCTAGAGACTATTCCTGCAAAATTATTTTTAAAATCGCTGGTGGTGGGAGAGTCAAATAATACAAGAGTCATTTGCATTAACATAACATCATAACTTTTTGAAACAATAGACAATGTACTAGGGGGTGTAGAACCTATTTGATTAGATAAAAAATATCCTTTTGTAACACCTTCAAAAGTTATATTACCTGGTGTGGATGGGGGAGTATTAGATGGGAGATGATTAATAGTGTCTATATATTTCCAAATGTATAACATTGAATGAATAATACTAGTAGATTTATTATTCTCTACTGGGGATGATTCACCTGTTGCTTCATCCGTAGATGAAGGAGTTGCGGGGGGTGTATTTATAGTAATTTGGGTTCCATTAATGAATTTGGTTAATCCATTAGAAGGAGAAATATTAGTTTTTAATGATTCTATAACGTCTCCTAAACTAATTAAAGTTAATTCAATATCATATGAACCATCTTCTTGAAAATCCCAACTAAAATTAGAAACTTTAGCTAAAAATCCATCATAGTTGCCATCGTGTGATTTTCTTTCTTCCTCAATTAATTTTAAAACTTTTCTAAAATCATTTTCTTTATAAAAACTATCTTCTAAAACAGTATTACGAATTATACCTTTATCAATAGGATCTGTGTCATTTGTTGGATTTTTAGCATAAGTTGAATTTCCCCATTCTAGTAAAACAGTATACCCTAAACGTAAGTACAATAAATCAATAATATGAAATTGTTCAGTATTATGGGCTACTAATCTTACCGTTGCTTTTTTAATTGAACCTCTATTAAGAGTTTTTATATCAGCAGAAATAAGACCAGGCATAGGACTATACCCGTATTGTCCATAAGTATATGTACTACTATATCCTGTATCTTCAGGTAAAAAACCTTGTCTTTGTTTTAATTCTCCATCTTCAAGTTTTGAAATTCCTGATGATAATATATATGATTTAGCTAAATTATATCCTTTTAATCCAGATGAATCAGTAATGTTAATTTCTTTTAATCTCGCTTCTGAAACAGAAACAGCAGATGCTAATTTAAGCCAGGATGTATTAGAATTTAGAAGTAATAGTTCAATAGGAGTTCTATCAAGACTTCCATGGAGTTTTTGTCTAACATTTATTTGTTTAATAACATAATCTTCTAATGGTTCCCCTATTATATCTGGCATAACTTTTTTTAGATATTTATATTTAATAATTTATAATTTGATAAAATTACATTAATTCTATCAGGTGAAGGGATTCTTATTTGAGATCCAGGGGTTGGTAAAAGTGAACTAGCATCTTGAGAAGGATTAGCACGATTAATTACCCACCATAAATTAGAATCTCCATAATAAGTTTGAGCTAACAAGTCATACCTATCACCTCTTGTAACATACACATAAATATCTTGATCTCCAAGAGATATTTTAGGATATCTTACATTTTTATATACAATAGGAGACGAATTTTCTAATTGTATTTTTGTTGTTGGTATTTGAGAATATCTATTCATATTTTAATCTAATTATATTGTAGGTCCATATCCTTCAATATATTCTGGGATTGTATCAATTACATTATTATCTTCAGGTATATCGATTGTAACAATTATGTCTTCATCTTCTTGATTTTGAGATACTATGTTTGATGGAGAGGGGGTTTGGATTGGAGAATTAGGGTCTATAAATCTTTGTCCTCCTATTTTAGTTAATTTAGTACTGTCTTTAACATATTTTCCTTTTTTATTAATATCATCTTTGAATGCTTCTTTTTCAGGTCTAAATTTATGAATTGGAGTAAATTTCATTTTTACTTTAATCATAAATGGTAATCTTCGAACATCATTATTATCACCCTTACTAAGAGAACCATTAATATCTCTTGCAGTCTCCCAAGGAGACTCATCAGATATATCAAAATCTAATGAATTGATTATTCCTGGTTGGTCAATAACATAATCTCCTAAAGTTAAATAAGCTAAATTTCCAGTCATGTACCCACTTTTCAAATATTCGGGGGCTAATGATGAGGCTAAAAAATTTAATTTATCATACATTATCTTTTGTTCTTGACGGGATTGGGCAACAATTGTAAATCCTACAGCCATATCTCTTTTAAACCCTTGATACTTATAAAAAGTTTCAGCACGACCCATATATTCAATTCCTTTCCATTCAGCATTATAACCATCTGAAAAATTATCAATAAATGCTCTAAAATGCATATATTTTACATATGCTGTATTATCTTGAATTTCATTATTTAATATTCCTATTACAAATGGAATAATATCATCAAATTCTGGGTCTGGGGTATACCCATTTATAACTTTAGTTTTATAAATAGGGGAAGAAGTAATTTTATCCAAAGCAGATGATTCACCATTGATAATTTTTCCAACACTAATCCCAGATATGTTTCCTTTTTGTCCTGGATTTCCTAAATGGAATAGGGTTTCTATATTGTTTTCTAGGGAGTATGCATCACCTAAAAATGTTGCTGAAGAAGTTGTAGAGAGAAGTTGAGCTCGAAAATCAGAAGGAAGAGTTGTAATTTTACCTTGGGTTGATACTTGCTCAGATATCTGCTTATCAGACATAGTTTCATAACCTGATGTAATATATCCTAATTGGGATAATTTAAGGCTAGATGGACTTGATCTATAAGGATTAAGAGGGAGATCTAATGTTTTATTTGTAGTTTCTTGAATTTCAGTTCCATAATTTTTAATACCAAATATTTCTTCTGGGCTATAAAGTCCATATTCATTTAAATATTTAAAAGAAACACTTTTAGGGTCATCTGCTCTTCCAAAAATGTTAGTTAAACTATATTTTACTTCAGGTCTTGTAAAATCTTCAAATGGAATATTGTTTGTTCTAGAAGGAGTAACACCATCATTTGTTGTAGCAAAATTTATATTTGTTTTTCCTATACCTAAAATAGAGTCAGGTCCACCTCCATATGAATATAATGTAGGAGAAATTGAATTAAAAGCATTATTTAAATTTAATCCTGAATCATTCCATAATTTTAAAAGTCTATTAGTATAAACTTTAGGGGCACTTTCAGCCTCTTGTACTTGATTATATAATGAGGTTGATTTATCTATTGCTTTATCAGCCGCAGTTTCTTTTCTTTTTAATTTTTTAAGAGATTGATTATCTAAATATTTATCCCATTTTTCTAAAAAAGCACTTATTGTTTTTTGAGTACTAGTTTGTTGAAATGAAGAAAATTCTCCGGTTGTTGATGTAGTAGGTAAATTATTTAATCCTTGAAGATTAGCATCTAATTCAGATTGAGTTTTTAATTGCTGGTTTAATAATTTTGAGGTTTTTTTTCCTGCTTTATTAGATGCTCTTTGAGATTTTCTTACTAAAGATAAAGGAATTTTTGGATCTTCAGGTATAGACTTATTATTAGCATATGCTATATCTTGATATTTGTTAATACTTAAAAAAGGAATTAACCCTGTTGAGTCAATGCCTTGTTTATTTAAGTGAATACCCGCCCATCCAACACCTGCTTGAGCCATAGTTGAAAGGGGAGTATAAACACCAGCGTTTAAAGCTCCATTACTTTGATTTGGACTTACATTACCTGTTTTAAGATCTATATCTTTAGAAAACCCACCATAAGCTAAACCAAAAGAAGCTTCTGTTTTTGGTGATATTCTTGATAGAATATTTTGTTTTGCAATAAAAAGCAACCCATCAGAATTTTTATTGTCAAAGAAATATTTAGTTAAACGAGAAACATCTTTAAGTGCAGAAGAAGGCGCCTTTAAACCACCTCGTAAAATCGTATCTTCATCTGAAAATGATGTAGATTGGTCTATTGGAGTTTGAACATAGGGTTGGCCACTATCTCCTTCTCCTGGTCTGTCCTTACCATATTTAAGAGATTTTAGGGCAGTACCTCCCTCAAGAACTGGAGATTTTAATCTGATTAAAAGGCCCATCTAAATAAATTTATCCTGGTAAGTTACTTAGGTACGGAAGTTGTTGGGTTGAATTTGGTGCTGTAGAAATTGGTGGAATAGATCCATTCAAATCTAATTGTGAAGGAGTTGGAAATCCTGCCATATTTGGAGCTCCATTAATAGAATACTGGTCATGTAAAGTTGATCCTTGTACATCTATATTTGATGGAGGAGGTGTTTGTCCACTAAATTGGCTTAATTGTGAACCTGCTGTTGTTAATCTGTCTAATATTCCCATGATTATTTGTTTTTATTATAAATATTAAATATTATTGCATTCTATAACTATTTTTTGCAGTTGCATCTCCAAATGTATTTGGTTGGGCTCCTGTTGTAGCTTCAATTACTTTTGTACCATCAATTCCTACACTAACTGGTCTATTAGCTAATGCTGTTATTGCTGCTACCATGGATGACATGTCTTGTCCTCCACCACCTTCAGATTTAATTTTAATTTCTCCTTGATTACCTGTTTGGGTAGCTTTTCCAGGTTCCATAACAGCATCATTTGCAAATAAATCTGTTCCAGCTACAATAGTATCTTTATTGTTAAATGAAATTGCTCCTTCAGGTCCAAACATTACTCTATCTCCAAATCCAGATTTTCCTGATGGGGGAACAATTCCATCATTCATCGTGTACATAGCTAATGCTGCTATTCCTGCTCCTATTAATCCACCTACTGCTAATACTCCTAATGGGCCTAATGCAGCAGCCATTTTATATGCACCTGATATTATATCTAAGCTAGCTTCTGCTTTTTTAGCGGTAAAAAGTTTCTTAGTAATATCATATATTTCTTTTGTCCCTTTTGCAAAATCTAAAATCCCTTTAACCATTTTACCTGCTATTAGAGCTCCCATAATAACCATTAATCCTTTTGCACCTCCTAAAGTATCAAATATAAATTTAACAGTTTCAAGTATTTTAGTAAACCCTTCAGACATAGTTTGTATAGAAGGTAATGCTAATATAAGAGAATCTGCCATTTTTTTTTCAGCTATTTCCTTTTTTTCAGCCATAGAGGCTTGTTCAAATTGATTAGCTAATGCTTCATCACCAAGTCGATTTAAAAATTCTTTTTCTGTCTTATTAGCTACTGCTAAATCATATTGTTCTCGAGCTTGTTCTATAGATTCAGCACCTATATTTTTAAGTGCTTCTTGCTCCATCAATGCACCAGCTAATTCTTCTCTATTCATACCAACAGCTTTAGCCATTGCCTCTTGCTGGATGCGATTCATTTTAGTAAATTCAGCTGCTGAACCTGCTTGTTTAGTAATTTCTTCAGCTACTGTAGCCATATCGTTATTTAGAGCTGCTTGTCTTGCTTTCTCTAAATTAAGATCTTTTCCTGTGAGTAATTCAGCACTTAATTCATCTTCAATTGATTGTTCAAAATTTAATATGCTATCTGAAATGCCTTCAACCTTGCTTAGTTCAACACCTAATCCTTTAGCAGCAGCTAATGCTTTTCCAAGTTCTTTAGCATTACCTCCGTAAGATAATTGAGTAGCTTTAGAAGTTTTTGCTATATCTCTCATAGCATCTTTTTCATTTAAAACTAATCCTGATTTAAGTCCTTGGACTTTATATGAAGCCATTAATTCTTTAGTAACATTTTTAGCAGATTGCCCAGTACCCATAGAGTATTTTAAAATACCTTGAGATTCTTCTGCTGTTAATCCAGCAACATCTTCAAGTTGACTCATTAAATTAACATCTTCTTTGAGGGCAGTCCCCATTTTTTCAAATGCTACACTAGTACCTAAATTTTTATTTAATTCAGTTGTTACTCTATTTAAACCCTCAGAATTAGCATATGCATCTCCTGATGATTTTGCAAATGCAACCATTGCTCTGTTAGATTTATCTACAGCATCAACTGTCATATTCATGCTTTTAGCTGTATCCCCTACTCTTTTATCAAAAGCTACTATAGTATCAAAACCAAAACTTAAAAGTTTAGTCATTAATGCTAAAGGACTTAAAAAGCCATCTAAAGGAGTTTGCACTGAATCTAAGGCTTTTCCCAGTCCATCCATGATATTTGAAAGTATCGATAGACCTTTAGCCTTTTTAGCAGCTTTATCTAAATCACCTTCTAACTGTTGAACGGATCCATCAAAATCTTTGAGGATTTTATCATTTTGGGCCATTTGGATTCCTTGTTCTCCAATAGATTGTTTAAGTTCTTTATTTTTATTAAGAAGTTCTTGTAAAACAACCTGTTCACTAATTGAAAGATCTTTTTTTGATTTAAGGGATTTTATAAGATTTTCATTCGATGATTTTTGCTTACCAGCTAAAGTTTGTTGTGCTTTAAGAGCTTGTTGAGCTATAGAAAGATTTGCCTTTTCTACTTTAAATTTTTCTTGAAGAGCTTTTAATTGCTCATAACTTGTGTTTGATGAATTTTTTTGATATTCTGAGAATTGTTTGGCTGCTCCTACTAATCCACTTAAAGCTTCTTTACTAGCAGACATACCATCAGCCATCCCCATTCCAGATTTACGTGCGGCTTCCATTGCCGCCTGGACTTCACCAAGTATACCACTTAATTCTTCAGCATCATCACTAAGAGCCATATTCTATTATTTATTATAAATATTAAATTATAATATTTTTAATTATATTTAATAGGTTTTCTAACATGTTTTAAATGTTCAGGTGATTTTACTTTACCATCTGAATCTATTACTGTTTTAGTATTAGGTTGAGTTTGGGATTCTTGTGTTTTCTTTTCTTCTGAATAGTATGTTTTAATTTCAGAGAAAATAAAGCGGCGGAGCCAGATTGGCATGTTGTAAACATCATGCCAACCGTATCCGCCTTTTCCATGAAAACAAATCTGATGGATTTGTCTATATATTGAAATTTTAGCTTGAGAACTACTCTCCAAAGTCAGGCCAAAAAAACTTAATCCCAATTGGTATGTTGATCCTATCTGAATCGCCGTCGGGAAAAAAAGTTAGATCTACATCTGGTTGGAAATCTTTAATATGTTTTCTAAGAGCTTTTGAATCTCTAGCTAAGAGATGTTTATCTACAAAGTCTCGAATATATTTTGTTTCTCGATTCCCATTTATAGAAGTTATCATGTACTTCATTCGAGTTGATAATTCTGGGGAGTTGTCTTTATTTATTTTTTTAAGCCCTTCTAATTCTCTTTCTATATTTCTTTCATCTAAAGATGTTAATAATTTAAATGTAATATCAGCTTTAGTGTGAGGTAAAGTAAAAGGGAAATCATTTACACCTTTAGAAAAATTTGATTCTTCTATTGGTTTATTTTCTATTTGAGATAAATCAACAGTATGTTCTTCATCATTATGTTCAAATGTATACTCTGGTCCATACCCTAAAATACGGGAAGCAATCATTATTGCATTTCTATCTCCAACTATTAAATCATCGTAGTTAATTTTAGATACAATAAGTGCTTTCATTAATTTATCAATGGCAGTACCATTTTTAATATAATTTTGATTTAAAAGAATATCTTCTTCTTTTGCGGTCATGTACTTCATTTCAATAGTACCTGATGATAATGGGTTTTCTGGGGGGTAAATTAATCCTTTAGAGGGTAATTCAATTGTTTCCGTTTGAATTTCAAATTCTTCCATAATTTTTATTTTGTTATAACTTTATTGTCCTATATACATATATTAAAGAGGAGAAATATTATCAGGATTAAAATTAAAAGCAATAACTCCTGGTACTTTTCTAATTTGGGCGGCTATTTCTGCCATTTTATCTCTGCTAAATCCTCCTTTTGTAATGAATGGATAACCGTCTACTTTAACTGTTAATATTGATTGAAATTTAGTTGTATCTTGTTCACTATATTCAAGTGGTTCCTTTGATGAAATAACTGATATTCCAGTGATTGATCTAATGTCTGAATATATTTCTTTTTGTGGGCGAGAATCAAGGTTAGTAACTAGTGTTCCTACCATTTTAAATTTATCTTGATATTCTTCACCTAAAGTTCTTTTAAGTTCCTCTTTTACTAAAGTACGTAAATGATTTAATTTCATATGCTATAATATAGTTATAAATATTATGTTATCTAATTATAGTAACGTGTCCATGAATTAATCTACGTTCGTCTGTACCTAATATTCCAAAATCAATAACCCAAGTATAAACTCCATCTATTACTGATTTATTGTTGTAGGTTCCATCCCAACGTGAATCAGCATTCCAACTCTCCCAAATTAAATTTCCCCATCTATTAAGTACAATTAAATGAAAATCATCTTTTTCATATGGACCTTCAAATATAGGACCCCATGTTGTATTATATTCATCATTATTTGGAGTGAATGTGTTTGGAATCCAATATAATAATGGATCACATTCAATTACCGTAACAGTATATGTTTGAGGTGAACTATAGCATCCGTTAGAATAACTAATAGCTGTTAAAACATAAATTCCTGAATTAGAAAATATTAAGGTAATTTCATTTCCAATATATGTAATTCCATTAACATCCCATTCTACTGTTCCTCCTTCTGTTGAGGAAGTAAAATATGAAAATGTTTTAGAATCATCACATATCTCTATTGTTTGTTGAGAATAGCAATTAAAACAAAATAATAATATAAATATCAAATATCTCATTAATTATGTTGAATTGGTGATAACACTGGTACCGGGTTAATTACTGCGCCTATATTCGCTGAGAATGAACAACCACTTTGTGTATAAGTATAAGTTATTAAAGCATTAGTTACACCAGGACAAAATTGATTTCCTGTAACACCTATTCCAGACCATGTTCCACCTGAAGGGTTTGCTGTTAATGTTATACATGGATCATTAGCACAAAAAGGACCTACTGGGGTTATTACAGGAACAACTTGGTAAATCAATACATTAAGCGTTACTGGTGTTGCGACACATCCTGAAGTACTCGTAAAAGATACAGTAATAGCATTATTAATTAATCCTGGGGGGCAAGCTGACCAATTAACTTGAATTGAATTTGTTCCTTGTCCTGAAACTAGAGTAGCACAAGGTGGTATTGTCCATGTATAAGTTCCTGTACCTGCTGAGGGAACTTGGTAAGTTGATAATGCTGTTGTTTGGTAACAAACAGTATCTGGGTTAGTTGTTGTTAATTGGGCTGTTGCTATACTAGCAATAGCCAAAAAGAAAATTAAAATGATTTTTTTCATGGTTTTGGTTTTTAATTATGACTAATAGACCCTAATGTAGGGGGGTTTGTGTTAATTGTTCCGTTAAATACTGTAAAGGGTGTTACTGCATCACATGTATTACTAGTATAACTACCCCATAATCCATCAGGACCAGCAGTTACTTGCAAAAGTAAACTTTGAGGTGTACATACGTTAGCTACTGTTAATGTAACACAAAATGTCCAAGTACATGAACCAGAATCCCCAAAATCATTTCCTGAGTTTCCATCTGTTGCTAAGTCAAAAAAGTATCCTGGTCCTACTGTTACTACAGGTGTTGTAGTTGAAGTAACTGATGTTCTCCATACCCATTGCCCTCCTGTAGAATTACCTCCACAATTAGCAGGTGGTGATTGGGGTGTAACAGATGCCCAACCTGCACCTAATGTCAAGTCAAAACCTTCAATCCAATTAGTACCTGCTTGAGTATATCCATTCATTGTGTAACATGCCGTTACTGTTTGACCAGGTAAATATGTTCCGGATGATGGTGGAGGTGTTAATGTAAATGATTGTGTTCCATTACATTGACTATAACTAAAATAAGAAATAAAAACAAATAATATAACACTAAATAGTCTCATATTAATAAATATAATAACAAATTTTTAATATTCCAAAGAAAAATAAAAGCTCCACCACTTACGTGAGGAGCTTTACTATTACGCGAATATGTTTTAGTAATTCAAGATACAATAATCTGGTTGTACAGTTAATGTAATATCTACTGGGGCTCCATCATCATCCCAAGTATAATCACCAAATGTTGCATTAGTGATCATAGCCCCTTTGATTATCCATTCTGAAACTATATCTCCAACTGGTCCTAGAATATTAAAAGTTAAATCTTTTTTATAAAAATCAGAATATCCATCTCTACCTGTTACAGATTCGTGTCCTAAACGTACCCATTCCATTACAGCTTGTGCTCCTGATGGAGTGATAGGATCAAATAGGGTAAATTGGATTGTACTCCATTTTGTTTTTCCTTTTACATAACGTTGTACGTTAATGTGGTTAAGGACAACAGCTGTTTGTTCTAATGTTACAGCACCCATTCCTTTTACTATAAAAGAAGGAATACCATCTATATAAAGGATAAAGCGATTTTTCTGTTTTGGTTCAAACGCTGTGTAGAAAATTTCGTTAGGATTTAAAATTGCCATTTTGTTTTTGTTTTATTTCTTTATTATAAATATTCCGTTTTTAAATTTTTATGCTGGGAATTCTGCTCCAGTTGGTAATAAAATGAAATCTAGGGAGATAAATTCTGCTGTTCTAGTAGGTTGGATATAAATTTGTCCAATTAACTGATTTCTATCTATTACATCGGGTCCATTGTTTGAATCATCCATTGCTACTTTAAAAGCATATAAACCTTGTTTTTGTTGAATGCCTTCTAAATATGGAGTAACTCGAGCAATAAATGAATTTCTTGTAGTAATTGTGTTTTGTTCAAATACTATCGTATCAGCAATTTGACGAATAAATCCTTTCATTTCGATTAATAAACGTCTTACATTTATTCTATCAAGTGCCGAAGCTTCTTTTTGTAGTGTTTTCTGTCCAAATACAACAACACCTTCTCTAGGTAATGTAGCTAATGGATTAACATTTGCTTCATATAAAACATCTTTTTGTGCTTGAGATAATTTATATTCTGCTGATAATACTGTATTTAAACCACCACGATTAATACCTGCTGGGGCAAACCATGGAGCAGCTACTTTATCAGTAAACGCGTATACACCTGGTATTACCGTTGAAGCTGGAACCCATACATGTTTTCCTGTTACTGGGTCAATTATTCTGACCCAAGGGAAATAAGAAGCAGCATATGAAGTATCTCTTGATTGAGCTTGAGTTATTATTCCCGGTACTGAGGTTCCATATGTCCCTAAATCAAATACAAATAAATTATCACCTCTTGAAATTGTATTTGTAATAATACTAGTAATTTGAGCAGAATGTAAATCATTTGTTAATCCAGGAGTAAATAATACATTAAATTGATAAGCTTCAGCATTTGAAAGCAAATTAATCATATTATTATAATTAGCACCTTCTAATCCTTGTGTATTATTTGCTGTAATTGTATTATAAAAATTAGCTCCACCCTTTATATCACCTGTAGCACCACTAAATGAACCACTTCGATTTAAAGGGACCGATCCCGTAAATTGTGATTTAGCTATACCATTTGCGTCAAAATAATTTGGTGTTGGAAAATCTACTGATTTAACACGTACATATCGTGAAGAATTCGGATATGAACCAGTAACATTCATCTGGTTGTTAGTAGAATCGTAATTTGTAATTTGGTCTCCAATTACTTTTGAAACATATTTTGGGGAATTTGGGTCTAAATTTACACCATTCCAAGATTCTAATACTATTTTTTTATTTGAAGCATCATTTCCTCTTCTAACCAATACATTAAATGTACCTGATCCAGTATTTGCTCCTGTAATTTCCCATCTTAAATTATCATTTGTTCCTGTAGAAAGAGTATTATTTGTTCCTTCAGAACTTGAATTATTCACAATAATACCTTCAGATAATGTTTCTAAAGAAAATGAGGATGAAGTAGCATTTAAATGATTTCCAATAACAGAAGAAGTTGCAGGTGTATATGAACCTGAGGCAACACGAGCTACAATTAATGAAGTA